GAGGAGGGGGCCCAACAGGAAGCGGAATACATCAACTGGGTCATCTCGCAGCAGAACCCGTGGTTTGAGATATTCCTGACTTGGGCGACCGATGCCCTGATGACCCGCAACGCCTATGCAATGGCGTACATGGACAAGGTTCGGAACTCCTCAATCGAACGCTATGAACGCCAGACCGAGGAAGGCGTGGCGATGCTTCTTTCTGACAAGGATGTGGAGGTTCTGACCCACAACCAGTATCCAGACGAGTATTCTCCTCCTCAACCGATGATGGGTCCAGAAGGTCCGATAATTGGTCCTGACGGTCAACCGATGATCGGTCCACAGCCGATGTTGTACGACCTGGAGTTGAGGCGTACCGGAGAAACCCGCAAGGTCTGTATCAAGGTTCTTCCTCCCGAGAGGTGTGTTGTCAGTCAATACACCCCTTCGTACCGGATGGTCGATTGCGACTATTTCGAGTATTGGGAAAATAAGACCATATCCCAGTTAAGGGCCGAGGGTTTTGACGTAGCAGACGACATTGCCGACGATGCCGAATACGAGACTCAGGAAGATGTGGTTCGGGACATTTACAACGAGAACCGCGAACTAAAGCCGCCCGATCCTTCCATGAGAAGGGTTCGTGCGAGGATGATCTGGATTCGTTGTGATTATGACGAGGACGGCATCGCAGAACTGATGAAAGTCCTCCGAGTCGGCAGGGAAATACTGTTCAAAGAGGAAGTCAACAGTATTCCCGTAGCGAGCATGATTCCGTCTCCCCTTCCCCATAGACACATGGGTATGTCGATTACCGACATGGTGGAGAGCATCCAGCGGATCAAGACCACGATTCTCCGTCAGGGTTTGGACAATCTGTATCTCTCGAACAACCCACAAAAGGTTGTCAACCGGAATCTGGTAAATCTCGATGACTGCATGACCTCGGTTCCTGGTGGGTTGATTCGTACCGACGATGTAAACGCCATCCGCTATGAAGTTCCGCCATTTGTCTTTCCACAGGCGATGGAGGGGATGGAGTACATGGACCAGATACGGGAGAACCGTACTGGCACCAATCGTTACTTCACAGGTCTTGACCAGAATGCACTGAACAAGACCGCTTCTGGTATCCAGCAGCTATCGACGATGGCTGCACAGCGGGTTGAACAAATCGCACGAATCATGGCCTCCAGTGTCGAGGACTTGGCCCGTATCGTCCATGAGGTAATTCTTCGTGGTGGTCACAAGGCCGAAGTCGTCAAGATGCGTGGTGGATGGGTCGAGGTCGATCCTTCCACATGGAGGAAGCGGACAGACTTCAAGATTGCCGTGGGTTTTGCTGCGGGAAACAAGGATGCGATGGTCAATCGTCTCCAGATGATTGCCGCCTCGCAGTTACAGGCAGCGCAAATGGGTCTGCCGATTGTGAAGCCGGAGAACATGTACGAAACCATGCTGGAACTGACCAAGGCTTCGGACTTCTCTACTCCCGAGAGGTTCTGGACTGATCCCAAGACGGTTCCGCCAGAGCCTCCTCCTCCTGACCCGAATATCGTCAGGGCCGAGATGGACAACCAGACCAAACAGGCGGAACTTGAGGCTGAGCAGCGTCAGGCCGCTGGCGATCTCCAAATGCGCGACAAGGAACTCATGGTCAAGGCCGAAGTGGACAAGTATCGGGTTGACAAGGATTCCGAGACTCGCATTGCTCTTGCTCGTATTCAGGGTGCGACTTCACATGATCTTGAAGATCACAAGGCCCAGTTGGACTACGGCAAGAAAGAGAAGATGAAGATTGAGAATCTCGACAAACTCGATCAGGTAGTGGAATCCACCGAAAAGATTGCCGAGGTTTCGGCACAGCAGGCCGCAACCCTTGGCGATGTGCTGATGCAAGTCACGCAAACACTACAGCAGGTTGCCGCCTCCCTGTCAGCACCGAAAGAACTGGTCAGGGACAAGTCCGGTCGTGCAATGGGGATACGCACAGTAAATGGATAACCCAGAAGTAATCGCCCGTGGTGTGCGGGCCGAAAAGATATTGACGGATTCGGTGTATATCGAAGCCTTTGACAAGGTTAAAGCCGCAATCCTCACCAAGTTTGAGACAAGTCCGGTTCGTGATTCGGAAGGACGCGAACACTTGTTCAAGATGTTGAAAGCCCTCAACGACTCGAAGGGCTACCTGGAGCAAGCGATGCAGGATGGCAAAATCCAGCTTCACCTACAGGAAGAAAAGAGTCGGTTTGCAAAACTATTCAGGTAACACAATGCCCGTAGAAAATGCCGTTGACCAAGCCGAATCGCAGTCAATGGAAGATCGGATCGCAGGACAGTTTGAACTACCAGAGGACGAGCCGCAGGAAGCTCAGGAAAACATCCAGCCGGAAGGTCAGGATGAGGTTGAGTCTGCGGAAGTCGAAATCGAGTATGAGGGGGAGAAATTCAAGATTCCCCGACAACTGGAGAAGTCAATCTTGCAGGAGCGGGATTACACCCGCAAGTCGCAGGAATTGGCGGAACAGCGCAGGCAGGTTGAGCACGAACGGAAGGTGTCGAAAGGCGTCCAGATGGATCGTGAGTTCAACCAGTCCATCGCTACTGAGGTCGATCAGTTGCGTGCCATTGATGGTTACATGAAGCACCTCGAAGGGATTGATGTGCGGACCCTGCCGCTCGATGACCAGATAGCGCATCTGGCCGAGATTTCAAGGGTTCCCCGTCAGCGCGAGGCGATTCAGCGTTCGATTGAGGGCAAGCGTGCCGAGTTTGACAAATCCATACAGGAACATCTAGTCACCATTCGTCAAAGTACCAAGGAAGCCTTATCCAAGTCTATCCCTGGTTTCAGCGACGAACTGTTGACGACGATCACTTCCTACAGCAAGACCCTTGGATTCACCGAGCAGGACATTGACGCGATCACCACTGATCCGCGTTCGTCCTCGGTGTTGTACAAGGCGATGCAGTATGACAAGTTGCAGTCAAGCAAAGCCGATGCCGTCAAAAAGGCGACCTCTGCAAGCCCGACGATCAAGCCGGGATCATCCAACCCGATGACGCAGACGGTCAAGGACAAACTCAGCTTCCACAAGTCTATGAAAGCGGCGACAACCGCACAGGAAAAAGCAAACCTGATTCAGAAACGACTGGAGGCATCTTTCTAAGGTACAAACATGGCTCTTTTATCTAACAGTACGATCACCTACGGAGTAACTTCCGCCGGTGGTCTGCGCGAGGACTTGTCGGATGTTATTTTCGACCTGTTCCCCGCTGAAACCTACTCGGTGTCAAATTTCGACCGTGAGGAGGCTAGCGCCACCTACACGGAATGGTTGGCCCAGAGTCTCGCGGCTCCCGGTGCCAACATCCAACTCGAAGGTGATGATGCGTCATTTGCATCGTTGACCGCTCCTTCGCGTTACGGTTCACATCTCCAGATTTCCAGCAAGACGTTCCTGGTTTCCGATTCGTTGGAAGCCGCAGCGAAGGCTGGTCGCAAGTCTGAGATTGCCCGTGGCGCGATGGTGAAGATGCGGGAACTTAAGCGAGATATGGAAATACGCATCTGCCAGAGCGGTATCAGTACCGCTGGTGGTGCTGGCACCGGCCGTTCGACGGCTGGTATGGAAGCGTGGATCGGCGATGCGACCGCATCGGCTGGTGGCGCTTCGCATGTGGTTCTGGCGACCTCAACAGCGTCGGCAACGACTCCTCCGGTCACTTCTGGAACGCCGGGAACGGCGCTTACGGACGGTACGACCACTGGTGCGTTGACGGCAACTGCCCTCAACTATGCGCTTCAGGGCGCGTGGGAAGATGGTGGCGATCCGAGCGTGATTCTGGTCACGGCGCGTCAGAAGGCTGTTATCGACGTGTTTACTGGCGTGGCAACGCGCTTTGTGGATGTCGAGAAGGCCGCGCAGGCGTCCATTGTTGGTGCGGCAAACCTGTATGTGTCCGACTTCGGACGCCATCAGGTGATCCTGAACCGCTATGGTCGTGACTCTGTGGTTCTGTGTCTCGACCCGTCGATGTGGGCGATACGCTATCTGCGTAAGCCGCTGAAGCGGGAACTGGCACGGACTGGTGACGGCAAGAAGTACCAGATCATCACCGAGTTCGCGCTTGTTGCTCGTAACAACCTCGCTAACGCGAAAGTTGTTGCCTGCGCTTAATCCCTCATGGGATGGGAGGGGGTCGAAAGACCCCCTCTTTTTTGGAGGAATATGTCTGAATTTCTAGACTATGATCCTGTTACCGGGATCAGTCACTATTTCGACCACGACGACGCTACCAACGAATCCCGCATAACCTATGTGCAGGATGTTGAGGGTCTACTGGATTACAACAAAGCACTGGCGAATGCCGGTGCTACTGACGGTGGAATCAAGAAGGGCTGGTGGCTGTACGCCAAGATTCCGCCGATTGTGCAGATCAAACTTCGCTCTAAGGGTATCGACATCAACGATCACAACGCCACCAAACGCATCATTCAGGAGATCAACGAACACTATCCGGCACTGAAGGTGACGCAGAAGAACGACAGCGGCACAGCAAAGCAATTATATGTCCCTAAGTGATGCCGAGAGGAGTCGGGTATACAAGGCCCGCGCGCTTTGGGAAGCGGACAATGTGGATGGTGCATGGGAGATCGTCCAGAAGTTGCTGGCAGAGCATCCGTTTG